AAACATTAACTTTGCTTATAAAAGGAGGTTCAAATGACCAATAGAGCAATTTCAATTTTTAATCAGTTAAGACCTTATTCAGTAGGGTTTGATAGTGTATTCGACCATTTTGGAAGAATGTTTGAGGACGATATGTTTGATGTATCAGTACCTAACTATCCACCATACAATATCGTAAAGGTTAAAGACAACCAATATAATATAGAGGTTGCATTGGCTGGTTATAACAAAAAAGATATTGATGTATTATACGAAGATAATATGTTAACTATCAAAACAGCAGATAAAAAAGAAGATAAAAAAACTGAAGGAGAAAATATCTATAAAGGTATTGCTCAAAGAATGTTTAAGAAATCTTTTACAATTGCTGATGATGTTGAAGTTAAAGGTGCTGAATTAAAAGATGGTTTGTTAATTGTATCTTTAGAGAAGATAATTCCAGACCACAAAAAAGCAAGAACTATCAACATAAAATAATAATTAAAACTATAGGCGTTCCAGCATTGACATTGGGACGCCTTTAGTGTATATTAAATAATGCGGATATCGTATAAAAGTATTATGCGAGGTTACCAACTTCGAGAACTTGGGGCAGTACCAAGTATCCGCTCCAATTAAATTATGAGGAGATTATATAATGAATCTAACAAGTGATACCGTTGCTATTCTAAAGAATTTTTCCGACATCAATCAGAATATTCTTGTGAAACCTGGCAACAAACTCCAAACTATCTCTACTTTGAAAAACATCTTAGCAGAAGCAGATGTAACAGAGAAGTTTGACCAAGAGTTTGCTATCTATGATTTACCTGAATTTTTAAGAGCTGTTGACTTATTTGATAAGTCAGACCTTAAATTTAACGGTGGTCAAAATTTAACTATTGCAGATAGTAATTCAAAACAATCTATTAAATATTATTTTGCAGATAAATCCGTGGTGGTTGCACCAACAAAAATGATTAACATGCCAGATAAGTATGTTACATTTGCATTGAAAAAAGATGTATTCGCAAAACTAATGAAAGGTGTTACAACACTTAATTTACCAGACATTGCAGTTACAGGTGATGGTAAAGAAATTAAGTTAGTTGCTACTGATAAAAAGACGCCATCATCTAACGACTATTCTATTGTAGTTGGTGAAACTGATAAGACTTTTAAAGCATACTTTAAAACAGAGAACTTTAAAATGATACAGGACGATTATGATGTGGCTATTTCTTCACAAAAAATCTCACATTTCATAAATAGAAATAAACCAATTCAATATTGGGTTGCTATCGAGCCAGATAGTGAATTTTAAATTATGAAACTAGTGAGGATTATATTATGTCAGAATACCTATGGGTTGAAAAATACCGACCAAAAAAGATTAGTGAATGTATATTAAGTGAAGACATTAAGAAAACATTTGCTGAATTTCTAAAACAAAAAGAAATACCTAATCTGTTATTATCTGGTACACAAGGTACCGGTAAAACTACCGTTGCTCGTGCTTTGTGTGAGGAACTTGGTGCAGATTATATTATTATAAACGGTTCAGATGAAGGCCGTCAGATAGATACATTAAGAAATAAGATTAAAAACTTTGCTTCTACCGTATCATTAACTGAACAATCTAATCATAAAGTAGTAATTGTAGATGAGGCAGACTATATGAATGCTGAGTCTGTACAACCTGCTTTAAGAAACTTCATAGAAACATTTTACAAAAATTGTAGATTTATCTTTACTTGTAATTACAAGAACAAGATTTTACCTGCTTTACATAGTAGGTGTACCGTCATTGACTTTGCCATTAAGAATGGTCAAAAAGTAAAAACAGCACAGGCATTATTAAAAAGGCTGGGCAAAGTCCTTGATGATGAACAAATAGAATATGATAAGAAAGTATTAGCAGAGTTAATACAAAAATACTATCCTGATTTCAGACGGACTATCAATGAACTTCAAAGATATTCTGTTAGAGGTAAGATTGATAGTGGTATTTTGTTTAGTTTATCAGAGGCAAATACAAAAGAACTTGTAAAAGTTTTAAAAGAAAAACGATTTAATGACATGCGTAAATGGGTCATTAACAATCTTGATAAAGAGCCATCATCTTTGTTTAGTACAATCTATGAGTTGATGTATAAGGCAGTTGAGGCTCAATCTGTTCCACAATCTATATTAATCATTGCTGGTTACCAGTATAAATCTGCTTTTGTGGCAGACCAAGAAATTAATATGGTTGCGTGTTTAACAGAAATCATGGCCAATTGTAAGTTTAAATAATGTACGAGTTAAAGGATTATTTAAAGGCTATTAATGAAACTAAACAGCCATTATTAGACACAGAGGATATAATGTGGGAAAAGAAATATCCTACATTTATTATTAACAGATGTTTGTCAATGTTCTATGATACAATAATGCATAGTAACGAGATGAATGGTCTACACTTTTTACCAAAGCGTATGCAATTTCACTATTTTATAAATAGTATCCGAAAGAAAAGGCGATTTGGTGGGAAATGGCTTTCACAAAAGAAAGTTAAAGACCTTGAAGTAATAAAAGAGTATTATGGTTATAGTAATCAGAAAGCAAAAGAAGCTCTTAACCTACTTTCAGATGACCAAATTGAGAGAAGATACTATAAGTTGGTCGTCAGCAGATATGCTAGAGGTGACCATAAAACAACCAGACGATTTCCTAAAAGTCAGAGAAACACTAACTAGGATTGGTGTCGCAAGTCGTAAAGATAAAACTCTATTTCAGAGTTGTCATATCTTACATAAACAAGGTAAATATTACATTACACATTTCAAAGAGTTGTTTGCTCTTGATGGTAAAAACTCTACCTTGACAGAAAACGATATACAGAGAAGAAATACAATAGCATTATTACTACAAGATTGGAATTTAATTGATGTTGTTAACACAGCATTGGTAGAAAACAAAGCGCCGTTAAGTCAAATCAAAGTTTTACCATTTAAAGAAAAAAATGAGTGGAACTTGGTTGCTAAATATAACATAGGCAAAAAACCAGAAGATAGTAAAAGTGCAAGTACAACCGTTTAAAAATTACCTAGAAGAAGCTACAGGCGATAAAAAGTTTTTGCGTCTGCTTATTATTACAGATGAGCCAGATAATGCAAAAGAATTTCATACTGCCGATAGACTACAAGAAGAATGTAAAAAATTAAACTATCCTTACTATTTGTTTAAACTTACAGGTGGTTATACTACACATGAGGACGGTGTTCGTAGATTTCATAATAAAGATGATAAAAAAGGTTTTGAAGTTGGTGCTATGACCGTTGCAATTGTTCGTGGTTCTGTAACTAGAAAAGATAGTTGGATGGACCTTGTTTCAATTCTTGAAAGAGCAAATGCAACTTTAGTAAACCCTAGAACTACAATTAATATATGTGCTGATAAGTATAGAACAGCATTAAGACTTGCAGATTATGGTTTGACACAACCAAAAACAAAATTAATTAACGACCCCGAAAAATCAAATGAACAAGTAGCAGAGGCAGACATTAAGTTTCCTTTGATTATGAAAACTTTACGAGGTAGTAAAGGTGTTGGTGTCTTGTTTATTGATAGTGAAAAAGGTTTAGATTCTATTGTACAACTTATTCACAAACAAGATGAAGACGCAGATTTATTAGTACAAGAATATATTAAAACGGAGTATGATGTAAGGGCTCATGTATTAGGTGGTAAAGTATTGGCGGCTATGAAACGACCAGTTATCGAAGGTGACTTTAGGTCAAATGTATCGCAAGGTTCTAAACCACAAAAAATTACATTAACAGAATTAGAAATAGAAGAGACATTAAAGGCTGCTAAGGCAGTTGGTGGTTATTGGACTGCTGTTGATTTTATACCTAGTAAAAATAGAGAAAAAGAACCACCTTATTTTCTTGAAGTAAACTCATCACCTGGTACAGAGGGTATTGAAGACGCTACAGGTATGAATATTGCAAAAGAAGTAATTACGCATTTTGCTGACGGAGAGAACAGATATTCTGTGCCAACAGAATGTGGTTTTAAAGAAATTTTAACCATAAAACCATTTGGTGATTTAATATCAAAATTTGATACGGGTAATTCAGGTATGCCTGTAATTCATTCAGACAAATATAAAATAAACGGAAACAAAATTACATGGACATTATTAAATAAAACTATTACAAGTGATATTGTCCGTAAAGAAGAAATCTCGGTAGGTGGCCTACGAGATTATGAAGAAACTAGATATGTGGTCAAACTTGATGTAGAGTTTGCTGGTGGCTTCTATAAAGATGTAGAATTTACCATAGATGATAGAGA